AATCCACCCATTTGTGGTACTTGCATTTCATTTACGATATTAGCGGATAACTTTTTAATCCATCCTAAATTACGTTCAAGTGGAATAACCGCTTCAGCACCATCTTCACCAAAACCTTGTAAACCATATCTTGTATCAAGAACAGTAGGTTTTTTGAAAATACCACCTTTAGCGTTCCAAGCTATATTAAGTTTAGGTATCGAACCTTTTAATAAGTCCCCAATTTTCCAACCTTTCGGTGTAACTTCAAATTTAGGCATCTTTATTTTTGGCCATTCAAATTTTCCTGTGAAAACATCAGCAATAAATTTACCTACTTTTTTGAACGCTTCACCAATACTATTAACTATTTCTCTAAACTTATCACTCTTTTTATAAGCTATAACTAACCCAGCGACTAACGCAGCAATCGCAGCTACAATTAATCCAATTGGATTTGCTGACATCGCAGCATTTAATAACCATTGAACAGCAGTCATACCAACAGTTGCTGCCCTCCAAGTTTTAATAGCTGTAACTACACCTGTGATAATAGATGTTATTTTCCAAGCAGCAAACGCTGAACCTAATATGATAGCCGCATCGGTAATTAAAGGTAAATTGTCTTTAACCCAAGTAAAGCCTTCGATAATTTTAGGTAATACATCATCTTTAAATTTAGTTAAAACATCACTAACAGTTTTAGCTACTTCTTCAAAGTCAACATTAGCAAGTACTACATCAAGTAGTTCAGTTTTAAATGTATTAATAGCACTAGCAACAGGTTCCATCTTCTCACCAAGTTCAGCTTGTTTATCAGCAAACTTAGCTGTTTCTTCTCTGGCTTTAATGATGTCACCATTGACTTTTTCGTATTCTTCCCCAGCTTTACTTAAAGCACCTTTTGAAACATCAAGCATATACGCTTGTTTTTCAGCTTCAGTAGTACAAGCAGCTAGACCTTCGTTAAACTTTTCAACATTAATACCTGATTGCTCCAACATTTGTGTGAATGCACCAGTGCTTTCGCCAAGTTTAATTGTTTCATTCGCAGCTTCGTAGAACGTTTCCGGTTTTAACGCATCACCAAATTTACCAACTACACCTGTAGCTAAGTCAGCCCATTGAGCGACTTGTTGTTCGCTATCAGCTAGTAGTGCGATTTGTTGTGCCGCTTCGACAGCTGTATCTGTTTCACCGATAGCACTAAACAATTTACGATATGTATCGGTTGCAGATGATGATGACTTATCAGCACTAGCAAACGATGCTTCAAGTTTACCTAAATCTTCTCGATATTCTCGTGTTGCTTCGGCTGTGTTTAAAGCTCCGCTTGCTAATTGACCAAAACCACTTACAAGTTTACCAATACCTTGAGATATTAAGTTAGCGGCTGCACCTTTCATTACTGTAAATCCATCGCTAACTTTTTTAGATAGTTCTTCTTGTTGCTTAAACGCAGTATTTGTATCTTCTACTGCTTTTTTTGTTTCACTTTGTTCTTTGTCAAGATCGTCTAAAGATTGATTAAACTTATCAATCTCTTTACTTGTTCTAGTAACAGTAGCTTTTTGATTTGCAATTTGAGTTCGAAGTTTGATAGCAGCATCGGACATATCATCCATACTATAGCCAGATTCCGCATACTCTTTTTCCATCAATGCTAAAACAGATTGTTGAATTTTTAAATTGCTATTTAATTGTTTTAATTTAGCATTTAAACCTTCACTAGACTTTCGCCAATCATCCATACCGGCTGTTTGTTCTTTAAAATTAGCAGCCGTTTCTTTTAATCGGTTACTCGCATCTTTAAGACCTGCTTTTAAACTAGAGGTGTCTAATCCTATAGATAAACCAATAACATTGTCTTTTGCCATTTAATCCACCTCACTTTCTAAATTGAGTCGTTGTCGTTTGCGTAAACCTTTTTAATGTATGAATAACTTCCATCAGCATTTCTAACCTTACGATACTTACGCATTTCGTTTTTGTTATGTATTGAAAGTCTTTCTACTAATAATAAGAATTCTTTAAAAGGTTCACGTCTTAAATCAAAAGGTGATAAGTGGAATTTTTCACATACCACCAATTGAATTTCAAATAAATTTTCATAAAGGGTAAGGTGATTGTCCACCTCACCCTTCCCTAGTTTTTTTGGTTAAATTTAAACAAACGTTGTAAAGTATCTTTTGCAATAGCTATGATTAAATCTCTTAAATCATAAACTGTAATATATCTACGTTCTTCTTCAGTAAGTTCAGGGAAGATTTCGTGAACTATTTCAATGAATTTACCGTAATTTTTAACGACTAAATCCAACATTTTGTTAACTTCCACATCTTTTAATTTGTCACTATTACTAAATTCATCTAAATTAAGTAGGTTCAATAAATCTTCACAAACACCTAAAGTTAGATCATAACTATTAGCTATATAAGTTTTAATAATTTGACCGCGTTTTTTAATATTAAGTTTAAATTCCATTTGTTACTCCTTTTATTCTACGTTTTAATTAAGCAGATTTAGCTGTAATTGTGTCAGCTGTAGGAATTTCACTATATCCATCACCTTCAGTAAAGAATGCACTTACGTCAGCACCAGCATATTGAGTATCAATAACTAAACCTTTAGCTGAACCACCATTTGTAAAGTGATGTTCTGTAAAAATACCTGTAAAAGTAACTGATTGACCCATTGAGTCAGTTCCATCATTTTCAGTTGTAGCACCTTCATCTGGAATTGAGAATGAACCTTTATAACGAACTACATAACGGTATTTACCATTAGTAAGTTTTTCACGATACATTAACCCAAAATAACCAGGTTCTCTAACTGTATCTAAGAATGCACCTTTAGCTTCATCAAAAGTTTTACCTGTGATTAATGCTAATTCACTTAAAGCAATACCAAAACCAGTTAATGAGATTTCATCTGCACCTTCACTGTTAACGATTAATAAAGCTTTATTATCTGCGTAATCTGTTGCTGATTCACTTGATGTAGTTTTACCAGCTTCACCAATAGGGAATAATTTAATAGGTGTATCCCATTCGATTCCAGTTGCATCATCTTTTATTAATTTAGCAATATAGCAATTATCAATACCTCTAAATTTAAAAACTTGAGACATTTTATTTTCCTCCTAAATTTATTTATTCGTGTTGAGCGTATTCAACACTACACATCTTACCGATGTAATCATCTAATCCACTAGCAATATCTTGAACACTTGAAATGACTAAACCGTATGATCTAGCACGTTTCTTAAAATCGTTCATTCTAGTTTCTAAATGCTTCGCATCAGTTAATAACATTTCTTCCTTACAATAAAAATAAACTTGATATGAATTTTTTAATATCGCAGGAACATTATCTACATATTCATCCGAATCACGTACATTCCAGTATGTAAAGAATTCATCTGGTTCAACTACAGGTAACATAGTTCCTTGTTTAAAATACAAACCATCAAATCCCATTTCAGTGAATATTAAAATCAAGAAATCTATCATTTAGTTAAACCTCCTAACTCCTTTAATACTTCTTCTTTAAAAATTTTGTTAAAAGTACCGTTATACTTTTTATTTGTATTTTCAATAAAATAAGTCGGTTTCATTGGTTTACTAACAGTACCATTTTTATATTGAACACCTGGTCTACCGTAGTTGATAAAAATAGCAGCTAAACCACCTTTACTAACTTTAAAACCATACTTAGCTGTAACTTTGTCATCCCCTGACCATTTAATTTCAGGTTTAGTCATTAAACTATCTTGAGTTACACCTGTTGGATTTTTAAAAGTAGATACAACGGTTAGATATTCAAACTCTAAAAACGGTACTATTCGATTGATAGTACGTTCTATAGCTCCACCTTTTCCGCTGAAATCACTTATCTTTTTATCAAACGAATTTACAAAGTCAGTTAATTCACCATCAACAAAAACGACACTATTTTTCTTTTTTGCCATTTACACGCACCATCTTAAACTTTATGTATTTGTTTTCTCTACGAACATTTTCAGGATTCCCAACAATATCGTAGACACTATTATCATCTAATAGCACAATGCGGTCACCAGCTTGAATTAGTGGTGTGTAGCGTGATTCAAAACTCCAAGTATCTTGATACGATTTTAAATCGTTCACGTTCGAGTTGTTTGTGGAATAATTAATACAAGAACATTTACTTTTAAAACTAGGTGTAAATGTTTCAATGTTATGACCATTAACAAATTTAAGTTCACGTTTCATAAGTTGAAACCAAACATTAAATACACCTTGTGGTTGATATTCTTTATACATTATGCCACATCCTTAATTGACCAACTCGTTGCTCAACATAAGAACTAACACCCTGTCTGCGTGATATATCTTCAACGTAGTAAGCAATTACATCGACTGCTGATCCTGAATTAATAACGACTTCTTCAACACCAGCCATTCGCATATAATTTTTAGCTGCTTTAATTAAAAGCGTTAACTTACTATCATCTAAATCGTATTCACCATAATCGTTTAATTCTTTGACTTGTGTTAATAACACATCATCCTTAATTTCAGTTAAATCCATTTCAACAGCCATATAATCACCTCCGAAATTTAAGTTTTAGGTCTTACCCTAACAAATACTCGAGTGCGTTTTAAAAACGCGAAAATGGGCTTGTTTTGTGCCTAAAATCACAAAAGAGTGAGTAAGTGATTAACTCACCCACTCTTACTTATTTAAACTACGCAGCTTTCTTTAATAAGTAGATGTAAGCTGGATCTAATACTTTACCATCACAGATTACTAATGCTTTAGTAATGTATTGGTTAGTATTTTCATCAAAGTAACGTTTGTAACCAAATTGTAAGT